CGGTTTCAGGTGCAATAACGGCTACGAATGCCCTATCAGGGAGCGTGACGGGAACGGCCACGGTTTCAGGTGCAATAACGGCTACGAATGCCCTATCAGGAAGCGTGACGGGAACGGCCACGGTTTCAGGTACGCTATCTTCAATCATTCAATTCTCAGGAGACGTGACGGGAACGGCCACGGTTTCAGGTGCAGTAACCGCCAACAACATACTCTATGGAAGTGTTACCGGAACGGCCGCGGTTTCGGGTATAATGGTAGCCAATAATATACTATACGGGGCTATTACCGGGGTAGCAACCGTTACGGGCGAGGTAGCAGTTAGCCCGATAGGGGATAAAGTTACGAGGAGTAATACGTGTGTATTTCCCGTAACTAGGAGTAACACCGCCCTACATACCGCGATTATGTCTGCTACAGGCATAAAGGTAGTACGAACGGCACAGACAACTATAACAGGAGAGCTATATGAACCAGATATATACTGCGGGAACGCTTCTTAGGTTTGAAACAACTATAGAAACAAGTCTGCCACCTTTTGAGTCGGGTTATATTCTATATAGCCCCCCTGACGTGAGGTTAACTATCCAAGACCCCGGGGGTGTTGATGTAATCCTGGACGCACCTATGCAAGAGGTCACCGTCGGTAAGTTTTACGCAGATATTCAATCCCTCCCATCATGGAACAAAGCTGGGGCTTTTAAAGCAACGGTAACAGAGGGGAGTAACGTCCTAGAAGTAAAACGTTTTAGGCTTACCACATGATACAAGCACTAATAGATAAGCAGGATAGCTTTGAGATTATCCGAGACCAAATAGCTGCTATCTTAACTATTGAGGTAAACAACCAAAAAGCCTTAGCGGTAGCCGCAGCCAAAGCTCCATCTTTGTGGGATTTCAAAGTATATACCGAGCGCTCTAACCCGTGGGAGTCATATCTAAATGATACAGACGAACTCACCCCTATTGTTAATGTATGGTATGATAATAGCAACTTCTTAGAAGCTGCCAGCAATATAGTAGAGCGTCAAACTACAGAAGCGGTTTTTAACATTGATTGCTATGCGGTCGCCAACTCGTCGGACAATCTCGACGGGGGGCATAATCCGGGAGACCAAGAGGCCGCGTTTGCAGTGCAAAGAGTCATACGGCTAGTCCGCAATATCTTAATGTCTGCAGATTATACGTATTTAGGTCTCCGCGGGTTAGTATGGCAAAGGTGGCCGCAAAATGTAACCGTATTCCAACCTCAGCAAGACAGAGGGAATGTACGTCCCATTATTGCGGCTAGAATCGGTTTTAAAGTAAAGTTTAGTGAATTTTCGCCACAAATAAGCGGGAATGTGTTAGAATTACTATCTACAACCGTAAAACGAGCTGAGGACGGCCAAATAGTCGCCGAGGCAGATTACACACATTAAAAAGGAGAATAAATGCTCAGTACAGCAGTAGACATCTCAGCAGTTGCAAGAGTAGTCGGAATTAAAACGGCGTTTAAAGATTTAAGAGGCGGTGGGGTTCTATTCATTCCTCAACGTGTGGCCCTTGTGGGGCAGGGTAGCACATCAGCGACCTACGCTACAACAAAAAGACAGGTTACGAGCGCGCTAGAAGCCGCACAGCTATACGGGTTCGGCTCCCCTATCCACATAGCTGCGTTACAATTGCTACCCATTAACGGCGACGGAGTAGGGACAATACCTGTAACGGTTTACCCATTAGAGGCCGACGTTTCAGGTGTTGCCTCAGCGGGTGACATTACGCCGAGTGGCGCCGCTACGGGGGCAGCTTCTTTTGTTATTAAAATAAATAACATAACGTCTGAGCAGTTTGTGGTATTAAATGGGGATAGTGTAGCGGGTATTACTGCAGCTATGACGACAGCGTTATCCGCGGCCCTCAACTTACCTATGACAGCAGTAGACAGCGCGACTAAAGTAGACCTTACGTCAAAATGGAAAGGCGCAAGCGCAAACGACTTGTATATCGAAGTAGTTGCAACGAGTGAGGATAACAGCGGCGTTACTTTCGGAATCACGCAGCCTACGGGTGGCCTAGTTAACCCAGACGTAGACGACGCACTTATCCAAGTAGGAAATGTGTGGGAAACTATGGTCCTTAACTGTTTAGATATTGCGGATACTACAACACTCGACAAGTACAGCGTATTCGGTGAGGGCAGATGGGGGGCGCTAGTACGTAAGCCGCTTATCGTATTTACGGGAAATACAGCGACAACGGTTACCGCTGCGACAGCCGTATCCGACAATCGTAAAACAGACCGAACGAACGCGCAATTAGTAGCCCCAGGCTCTAAAGATTTACCTTTCGCAGTTGCAGCCCGCCAGTTAGCCCGTATCGTTAAGGTGGCAAACAAGAACCCGCCGCGGGATTATGGTAGCCAAGACGCAACGGGACTAAACCCAGGTTTAGACGGGGTACAGTGGACGTATGTAGATAGAGACGCAGCCGTTAAAAAAGGAAGCTCCACTATTGAAGTAAAAGACGGCGTAGTTAATATTTCTGATACGGTTACGTTTTACCACCCATCGGGCGACCCTATCCCGGCCTACCGTCATGTATGCGATATTGTTAAGTTGCAGAATATCATTTTCAATCTTAACCTTATTTTTGCCACAGCAGAATGGGACGGCGCTCCATTAATCCCGGACGACCAGCCAACGGTTAACCCGGAAGCGAAGCAGCCTAAAATGGCAGTAGCCGCGGTAAATGCACTTATTGACAGTTTGGGGCTTAACGCTATCATAAGCGACCCTAAAACGGCTAAAGGAAACACACAAGCTCAAATCAACGAGCAGAACCCTAAACGCCTAGACGTAACTATCACGGTGCAACTAAGCGGGAATACAAACATAATTTCTGTGGATTTAAACTTCGGTTTTTATTTTGGCACAGCTACCTTAGTAGCTTAATTTGAGGAGTAAATAATGGCAGCAACAGGCGGAAGTATAGAGTCAGTTTCTTTAAGAGGGCGTATCTTTGCAGTAGCAGCGGACGCAGAAGTCCAAAGAAAGTTAGGGGGGTTTGAAAATGAGGTACAGGCAAACGGAAACGGTACCGCAAGAATCATTAAAACGAGAGTCCCCCTAAGTTTAGATGGGCTTACGTTGACGGTGGACGATACCAGGGGGGACCATGAGTTCCTCCAGGATTTATCTAACGCCACAGACTATTTCCCTATTTCCATCACGTACCCGTCAGGGATTACGTACGGAGGTACGGCAATCATTACGGGTGAGCTATCAATGAGTAGCCAGAACGCAACCGCTTCAGTGTCTCTAATGGGACCGGGCGAACTTACAAAACAATAAGCTAAGGGGATAAGATGGTAGAGAATAAAATAAGTGTGGAAATGGCAGAGCAGGAGTTTAATCGCTTTGCGGAGTCTATGGACTTAGAGTTTGACGTTTCGGGCATGGACCCGGACGACCTAAAAGGTTTTGAGAGTAATAAGGGTATTATCGTTAAAGCTATTCAAAAAGGCGCCCTTATTGTAGACGAAAAGGGTCAACCGGTCTACACGCCTCAACGTACTGGCGAAATCTCGCCTATTGTTTTCCACGAACCTACCGGCGCGTCTCTTATGGCAATGGACGGCGGTAAGAAGACGGAGGACGTTAAAAAGCTGTATCATGTTATGGCAGACGTAACGGGGCGTGAGCCTAAGCTATTCAGTTCTATGAAAATGGCGGACCTTAAAGTCTGTATGGCGGTTATTACGCTTTTTTTGGGTTAGTACGGACGCCTCTGGTACGATACGGGGGTGACTATACAATTCCAAAAGGGGGGCATACTTTACCCGTAGTTTATGGGGCTATGCTCTTACAAGTTACCCGAGACTATTCGGGTCTACCCGACGCCCGTACTCTACGCGTGTCGGAAATACGATTCTTTTATGAGGGTTTACGACCTGAGTTAAAAGAGCATACAAAACAAAAAGGGTAAACAATGGCTGGACGTTTTAGCATAGAGGCAGTTTTTAAAGCAATTGACCGCGTGAGCGCGCCAGTTACCCGTATGCAAAATAAAGTGGGTCAATTTACAAGGTCAATGGAGACCGGCCTAACTAGAGCAAATAGAAGTATGAATAATATCGGAGAGGGCATTAAAAAAGGGGCGGTCGTAGCAGTAGCCTCCATCGGAACCCTATCAGTTGCCCTCTCCGATATTATTAACACAGGGGCGGAGTTCGAGCAGACATTAGTAAACGCCGCCGCTAAGTTCCCTGGAGAGGTTAAAAAAGGTACGCCCGCTTTTAAAATGCTAGAAGACGCTGCGCGTAAAACGGGAGCTGCTACAGAATTTAGCGCCACTCAGTCCGCGGAGGCTCTTAACTTCCTAGCAATGGCGGGATTTAACGCAGAGTCGGCAGTAGCCGCGCTCCCTGGAGTTGTGGATTTAGCCACCGCTGCACAGACCGACCTAGCCACCGCTACAGATATAGCCTCCGATTCGTTAGGGGCGTTTAACCTAATGACAAAAGACTCCGCGCAGTTGACTAAAAACCTCTCACGTGTAAATGATGTTTTAGCGAAGACCGCTACCTCCGCAAATACCACAGTAGAATTAATGTTTGAAACTATTAAAGAGGCGGGGCCAGTCGCTACCTCCGCGGGTGCTTCCATCGAGACATTTTCCGCATTAACGGGGGAACTTGCTAACGCGGGTTTAAAAGGTGGGAGAGCGGGCACAATCCTTAAAAATATGTTTGTTAGATTACAAGCGCCTACGGGAGGGGCGGCTAAAACTATCAAAAATTTAGGGCTGCAGCTATCCAACCAGGACGGGAGTATGCGCGATATTATCGACGTAATAGGGCAATTAAATAGGGCTACCGCTAAAATGACAAACTCTCAAAAAGCGGCTACTCTACAGTCTATTTTTGGAATGGAAGCCATTTCTGGGGTTAACGTCCTAATGGCGGCGGGTGCTGATAAGTTAGGCGAATACCGAACGCAAATAGAGGGGGCTACCGGCTCGTCTAAAAAAATGGCGGGAATGATGAGGGATACATTTTCGGGAAGTGTAAAGTCTTTAAATTCGGCCATCGAGGGCGTTAAAATCTCTATTTTCGCTATGAATAGCGGGCCGCTAAAAGAGGTAGTCGACCGCATGACAGACTGGGTGAGAGCTAACGGCGATTTAATTGCGTCCAAGTTAGGAAATTTCCTAAAAATGATTATTGATAACCTGGGTACTATTGTAACGTGGGTTAAGCGAATAGGGATAGCCTTAGGAATATTTATCGCTCTTACCACGGTGTTACGTACCTTTGTCCTCGTTATGACGGCGGTTAATATAGTTATGGCAATGAACCCCCTGTCACTTATGATTTTAGCCATAGCGGTACTTATAGCGGGAATTGTAGCTCTTGTAATGTGGTTATATAGTATCCGTGATGTTTTTATAAATTTCGGTAAAGTCATAGGCACTTTAGTAAATGGGAAAATACAAGACCTTATCGGAGCAGCTGAGGCCGTAATGGATAGCTGGACCCCTATAAAATCTTTTTTCTCAGACTTATGGGACGGTGTTACAGCTATATTCAATAATGCCCTAGGAATGATTACCGGAATTGTGGGTAAAATTACGGGAATGGCGAGAGCGGTAATAGACACTGTCTCTGACTTAGGCTCAGGGGCGGCGGATTTCTTCGGCTTCGGGGGGCAAGAGAACACCCCCGCGCCTGCGTACGCTACCCAAATGGTAAGCCCGCAAGAGCGAATCGCCCGCAACATTGAAGAGAAACGCACGTCCGCAGAGGTTACTATTTCAGACCGTACGGGTAGCGCACAGGTGACGGGTTCTACTATGGGGTCAAGCCTCAGACTAATATCTACAGGAGCATTTTAAAAATGGCATGGACTGACAGATTAAAAGAAGCCGCATACATATCCCCATCGGGGGAGCGCTATACTTTTGCGTTCGAGAATGTGGGTAACTCCCGCAGTAAAAAAACGACTAACTTCGAGTTCCCGGACGTAGATGGGACGTATGTCCAAGAGTCAGGGAGTACGGGGCGCAGCTACCCGTTACAGTGTATTTTTTGGGGGACAGATTACGACGTACAGGCAGACGCCTTTGATGTTGCCCTCTTTGAGACAGGGACGGGGAAACTCGAGCACCCTATATACGGCACCATAGACGTAGTCCCAACGGGAACGATTACGCGCCGTGACGACCTTAAGACCGCAGCTAATCAGGCAATACTAGAGGTCACCTTTATGGCGACTATAGGTCTAATTTACCCCTCCGCCCAAAACGACCCCGCAAGTGACGTAATCTCAGCAGTAGCAGATTTTAACACCGCTACAGCGGGAGAGTTCGAGGATAACATAAACCTAAATACTGCCGTTAAAAAAGCTACCTTTAAGAGTAAATATGACGCTCTTTTAAATCAAGTATCGGGTGGCCTTTCAGGTGTGGCGGACACAGTGGCGGAGGTACAATCTGAATTTAACGCGATTAACTCCTCTATAAACCGTGGTATTGATGTGTTAATCGGACAGCCGCTTACCTTAGCCTTTCAGACTATGCAGCTCATACAGGCACCCGCTAGAGCTGCCTCGTTAATATCGGCTAAGTTAGACGCATACAATAACCTGGCTATGTCTATAATTGCTAGTAAGCGTACGACGGCCCTAGACTTTTATACAAAGGACCTATACGCAGCGACGTACGTTACAGGGTCGGTACTATCGACGGTAAATAATCAATTTGATACGAGGGTCGGGGCTATAGAAGCGGCGGCGGCTATCCTGGAACAATTCGACGCTATAAACGCCTGGAAAGATGATAACCTCACAGAGCTAAGTCTAATAGACACAGGGACATCATACCAACAGCTACAAAAAGCCGTCGCCTTAACAGCGGGGTATTTAGTAGAGATATCTTTTACTTTAAAACAAGAGCGAAAAATAGTGCTAGACCGCGCCCGTACAATCGTGGACCTAACAGCGGAGTTATATGGGAACATAGACGAAAACCTGGACTTCCTTATAGACAGTAACGACCTCACCGGCTTAGAAATTTTGGAACTCCCAAAAGGGCGGGAGGTCGTTTACTATGTATAGGGTAGTTAAAGGGGATACATTCGAGCTCATTTCCCGTAAACAATACGGGTCCGAGCAGTACGCGGCCAATGTAGCGCAAGCAAATCCGGGGGCTAACGAACCTCTGCAGCCCGGTACGTCTTTAATAATACCGGCAAATCCCGCAAGCAATGAAAACAAACCTCAACAGGCGGAGTCGGCTACCCCCGACGAAGTGGCCCTACTTATAGGAGGCAAACGGTTCAGATTTTGGACGTCTATCCGCCTCACGCGGTCACTCGACAACATGGATACCTTAGACATAGCCGCGCCGTTTGAGCCTCAATTAGAGAGCTTTAAAGAGACGTTTCGCCCGTTCTCGTTTAAGGCAGTGGAGGTAACGGTAGGGGGTGAACCTCTTTTTAAAGGGACTATGATTTCGGTAATACCTAACCTAGGAGTGAGTAAAACAATTCAGGTAAGCGCCTACTCTACGCCCGGGGTACTAAATGACTGTACCGCTCCGGCAAGTGCCTACCCGTTAGAGTATAACTCTCAGAGCCTAAAAGCTATTACCGAAGCCATTATAAAACCGTTCGGCCTAACCGCGGTATTTACCGAAAGCCCAGGGGGTGCTCTAACCCGTGTGGCTATGAGTCCGGGGCAAAAGATATTAGACTTCCTGGCGGACCTAGCTAAACAAAAAAATCTAGTTATTGCAAGTACCGAGCGGGGGGAGTTACTCTTCCATAAGTCCCTAGTTACAGGGATACCCGTAGCTAAGTTGCAACAGGGGGAAAGCCCTGTCCTTTCGGTTAGCCCCAGCTTTAACCCTCAGGAATACTATAGCCACATTACAGGAATAGAGCCGGTAATCGTAGGACTGTCCGGCGGGGTTTATACCGTTAAGAACGGCAAGTTAACAGACCTTTTACGCCCGTTTACGTTCCAGGCTCAGGACTCCGAATCAGGAACCCTTAAAGAGGCCGTGGAAGCTAAAGCAGGGCGTATGTTCGGTAACATGGTATCGTATAAAGTAGGAGTCAATACCTGGAGAGACCCGGCGGGCAATCTTTGGAAACCAAACACTTTAATAAGTTTACAGTCCGATAATGCTATGATATACAATCCGTATACTTTTGTTATACGCTCAGTAGAGTTTAGTCGTGACGAAAACAGCCAAACGGCTACCCTAGATTTAGTGATACCGGGGTCGTTTAGCGGAGCCATACCAGAGAGGTTACCATGGGATTAGGAAGAGTCTTATCTTTTATCAGAAGTATCAGGAACGGCGCAAAGCTATCCGACGTTAAGGTAGACCCAGGCGGAGGCCCTAACGTTACAGCAGAGCACTTCTCCGCACCTGGAGACGACGCCTACCCGTTACCGGGCGACTATGTAGTAAGTGTGGCTATTCAACGCTCTGGCGGTTCTGCAATAGTAGGCTATTTAGACCCTAAGAACGACCAAAGGGCAGGGGCCGGAGAGAAGCGCATATACGCACGTGACAGCGAGGGCGCTAGTATTGTAGAAATGTGGCTTAAGAATACGGGGGAAGCTGTCCTTAGCAATAGTAACGGGAGCATAACACTATCCCCGAACGGGAACATAGACATAGTAGGCGCAGCGATTAGCATTACCGGGAGCAGCATTACGATTATGGGAGCTACAAACGTCAACGGTGCTACCATTTCCACAGGTGGCGAGGTAACGACAGCGTCCAGCGTGGCGTTAGGTACCCACTCTCACGCTCAGGGTGCAGATAGTGACGGGGATACTCAGCAAGAGACAAACTCACCAACCATATAGGAGTAAATTATGCAACAAGAGGGTGATGTATTACTGTACCAAACTACAGACGACGGGAACATAAACGTAGAGGGTGGCCTTGTGGAGTTGTCCGGTGGGCTACAAACCGCAGCGTATTTATCCCTATTCGGGGGTAATGAGAACGACGACGGCATAGCAGGAAATCCCGAAACCTGGTGGGGCAATACCTTAGAAAATGAAAGTGCACATAGGTATATTAGTGAAACGCAGCACCTCATTAAGTCTTTACCTATTACCTCCGCTAACCTATTACGGGTAGAGGACGCTGCCAAAAGAGACCTAGCCTGGTTTAAAGATAGGGGGGTAGCTACAGAGATTAGAGTATCCGCTTCTATTTTAGGTTTAAATATGATAAAATTAACAATTGACATCGACCAAGAGCGATTAGAATTTACAGAAAACTGGAGGAGTGCGTCGTGAGTTTACAGACCCCTACTATTAAAGAAATAAGCGACAATATTGTAGCGCAAATGAGCGCCTCTCTCAATCAAACTATCCCCCTCTTACCTAAAGCTTTTATCAGGGTATTAGCTAAAGTCCTGGCGGGGGTTTTTATTATACTCTACAAATACGGGGGCTTTACGTTCCTACAAATGTTTGTAAGTACTGCTAGTACAAAAGCCACCCTCATTAACGGTAAAACGGTCGTCCCCTTAATAGAATGGGGTAGGCTAATCGGAATAGGTGACCCGATAGCGGCGACACAAGCCGAGTTAAATGTGGAAATAACAGTTGAGACACAAATGGGGGTATTACCCTCAGGCACACAGCTAACGAGCGCCCTAGGGGTAACATATATTACTATAGGGGCTATCTCACTCGACGCGTCTACCAAACAGGTTTTAGTTAGGGCGGTAGCCGACCAAGCGGGTGGAGGCGGTGCGGGGAGCATAGGGAACTTAGGCGTAGGCGCTATAATCTCTTTCGCTAACCCTTTGGCTAATGTGGCTAGAGATACCACAGTTCTAGCGCAGGTCGTAACAGGGTCGGACGCTGAAAACATAGAAGCCTATAGGCAGCGTGTAGTAGACCGTTTCCAAAAGAGACCGCAGGGTGGAGCGTATGCCGATTATGAACAATGGGGAGAGGATACTGCGGGGATACTTAACTGTTACCCGTACACAAGTACCAACCCGGGGCAAGTAGATATATACGTGGAGGCCACCCCTGAAAGTTCAGGGAACCCCGACGGTATCCCTACCCTCGCGCAGTTAGAGGCGGTACTTGCCTCCATAGAGTTAGACCAAAGCGGACTCGCGACACGTAGGCCTGCTAACGCCCTAGCTAATACTTTCGCAATTACTCGCACGGGTTTTGACGTAAACGTGACTGGCTTAATTGTAGGGGACCTCGCACAGGTTAAGGCAAGCATTGAAGCCGCACTCACGGACTATTTTCTAGCTAAAGAGCCTTTTATTACGGGGCTATCTGTCCCCCCACGTAATGACCGTATCACTAAGGCCTCTGCGTTAGCGGTAATTGACGACGTGGTATCCGCGTCGGGTGGTATTTTTACAAATGCTTTTATATACTTCGAGGGGACAGCGACATTAGTAGACCTGTACGCGTTAGGTAAAGGCGAAAAAGCTAAAGTCGTAACGGTAACGTACTTATGATAGACACATTCTTACAAATACTTACGCACCTACTCCCTAACGCCCGAGCGTGGCATATTACGGTAGACAAAACACTGCGTAAATTCTTCGAGGGTTTAGCTCCTATAGGTGTGGATATAAAACTATACTATGACCTTATCCTTTACGACATACTCCCGAGTGCAACTAGAGAGCTGGCGTTATGGGAGCAACAATTCGGGCTAATATCTTACGGCCTTACCGAACAGCAACGGAGAGACCGGTTAGGTAGAACCTGGAAGACTTTAGGCGGCCAAGACCCATTTTATATCCAAAGTACCCTCCAGGCCAACGGCTTCGATGTGTATGTACATGAGTGGTGGGTACCCGCGTCAAAACCCGCCGTTAATAGTTCTGTAGCCGCTACCCCACGCAATCCATTTTCATACTTAAGAGAAGATACCGGCATAATAGTGTACCTAGTTGAGTGTGGGGAAGCCTTAGCACAGTGCGGCGAAACCCTCGCTCAGGCGGGAGAGTCTAATACCCCAAGCGGATACGCGTTAGTGAATAAAATAGTAGCGCCGATACAGGACCCCCTAGCCTTAAGCTATTATGAAAGTCCCGTTGAGTATAATATCCCTTTAGACCCGAACACGTGGCCATACTTCCTATATATCGGCGGGGAAACTTTCGGGACTTTGGCAACGGTGGACCCGAAACGAAAAGACGAGTTTGAGGACTTGTGTCTTAAAATATGCCCTACTCAGCAATGGTTAGGCATTTTAGTAACTTATACATAGGAGAGTAAAATGGCAATTAGTCCTATAGCCGAATACGTCGGAAAAGTCACACCGGCTACAACAGATTACCCATACGGTAAAGCGCAAAACATCACAATCCCCGGAGACGGTACAGGTACCCCATGGGAGGCGAAGCTAGTTAACGATATTTTCGGGTTCCAGCAGTTCCTACTAGACGAAGCCGGTATCACTCCATCAGGCACCCCGGACAACGCCACCACGTCCCAATATTTCGCAGCAGTGTGGAAGTTACTCAGCGTACGCACTGTAACGCACAACATCACTGTGAATGCCAACTATACGCTAACGGCCGCTCAGAATATCTACGCTAAAGTAATAATAACCGATACGGGCGTACTTCTTACCGCGGCTAGGGATATTGTAATTGACGCAGTAGGCCGATTTATACTGTTTACAAACTCGACGGCTCAAATACTCACAGTTAAAGTATCAGGCGGCGCAGGCGTGGCCGTTCCTGCGGGAGTCACTACAATGTTAGTGAGCAATGGGGTAACTGTAAGCTTATTGCAGACAGCAACGCCTACAACGGACTATCAACTCGCAAATAAAAAATATGTGGACGATAACGCAGGAGAGGTATTAGCTTCTACCGCCCAGGCTCAGGCACAGACCGATAATGTAACTTACCTTTCCCCTTTAAAATTGAAAGAGGCTTTACAAGGGGCTAACCAAAGCCTAGTGGCGAGTGGTTATCAAAAACTACCTGGGGGGCTGATTATTCAATGGGGAACCGGGGCAGGTGGCGGAAATAATACGTCTTCAACTAAGGTCTTCCCGATAAGTTTCCCTAATGCGGTTTTTTCAGTGGCTACAGTCCCCTTTGTGGCAGGCGTAGACGCCTCCGACGTGGTTAATGTTATTGGCTCATTAACTGTAAGTAGTTTTCTAATGAACTATAATACTAGCGGTACAGCGGCAGGTTTCAAATGGATGGCCATAGGATACTAACATGGGGAATTTAATAATACCAGCTTCTAGCGTTTACCAACAATTCAAATTAGTGTTTAAGGATAAAAAATGAAGATAGCCCACATAGATAAAAATAATAAACTCCTAGGGTGGTATGATGCCGGTATCCATGAAACTATACCTAAACCTAATGTTTCCATTTCTGAGGAACAATGGACCCTCGCAATTAATAAGGGACACAATAGGGTTAACCTAGACGGGACTACAGAGACTTTTGATTTTAGGACACCTGAACAGCAACAAGCTGACACGGTCAACCATTTTAAAGGGCTATACCTCCAAGTAGTTGACACTAAACTTAAAGAGCTGGACTATGACTCACTAGCGACCGTAAAACTTTGGGAAAATGACCCTACTTTCGGAGCGGAGGCAGCGGCTATTCTCGAATGGTACAAGTCCATTATCGTTAAAAACTATGAGCTGCTTACAGCGGGTATAATATTGACAGATGAAGAGTATCTGGCAGCACTTCCAAGACTTTAAAATGGGGATGGATTCGTGACCACAGAGAAGCCAAAAGACCACGACAAAATCATAGGACACCTGGAGTCAGAAGTCCACACACTTAATACTTTAGTCGGTAAACTCTTTGAGAAAAACGACGTACTTTATGATAAGATGGATACCTTTATGAAAGAGGTACGCCCTAAGCCCATGAGTTTTAATATGGTACTGGCTGCAGCGGTATCTATCCTCACGGTATTTGCCCTACTCTTTGGCTCTGTGATTTATATTGCAAACTCAGCAAACGCCCCTATGCTTACGCAGCTCCAAGTTATGAACACAAATATACAAGCCATTTCTAACGCCGCTACGGGAAACACAGCTTTAATCCAACTCTCCAACCAAAAAATGTCGGGGGTTAACAATAAAGTGGACAGCAACGAAGCGACGCTAAGGTGGTTAATATTCGACGAGAATATACCCAAGCAATTAACCGAAACGGTAGGCCGCCTAAATAGCCTAGAACGTCGGGTAGACGAATTCCACAAATAAGGAGGTAACAAAAAATGCCAAAAGATAAAAGTTTAACTATGCCTAAACCGCGTACAACAAGCCCAAAAACAAGTCCAAAACCTAAAAAGGGGTAACACATGATTCCAATTATAGCGGGGGTAATTTCGGCTATCCCATCAATTATAAAACTCTTCGACAGTGACGACAGAGACCAAGGTGTTAAGGAATTAACAAATACCGTCGTGAAAGAGGCAGGTAAAGCCCTAGGCGTTGACTTCAAAAGTAAAGATGAGGTGGTTACCCATTTAAATGCAAACCCTCAGGACGCTATAAAGCTCCGTGAAGTTGAGACCCAGCACCTACAGAAGATGGGGCAGTTACAATTAGACGGTAAATTAGCCGTATTCAGGCATGAAGAGACTATACGGGGGCAAGCACACGATAGCTATAGAATTAAAAGTAATCAGGCCGATAAGATTGCAGACCAAATAATAGTCTATAACCTCCCCGTCATTGCTTTGTTAGTTCTAGCTAATGTGGTAATAGTTCACTTCCTGAAAGATGAAGCCACTCTTATCGCTATTTCGTCACAGGTAATCGGTATTGCCATAGGTAAGTTATTTGCGGAGCGTCAGGCTATTGTAAACTTCTTCTTTGGTAGCTCAATGGGTAGTAAAGAAAAAGACTTAATAAGGGAGCAAAAATGAGTTACACTTTTGGGGCCGCGAGCCGTGCACGTTTAGACACGTGCCACAGGGATATACAGGCAATATGTGAAGAGGTGATTAAAATTTATGACTTTTCTGTGATAGAGGGTCACCGTACGCAATCTACACAGCAACAATACTTTAAAGAGGGTAAGTCTAAACTGGACGGGGTGAATGTAAAGTCTAAGCACCAAAGTTTACCGTCTATGGCGGTGGACATTATGCCCTTTAAAAAAGATACAAATGCGTTTAGTGGCCATGAGAAAGACGACCGTAGATTTTATGTGCTAATGGGTATGGTTAAGGCTGTAGCAGCGCGTTTAAAATTTGAGGGTAAGATTACGCATGATGTACGTTTCGGGTTAGACTGGGACGGGGACGACACGTTCAGAGACCAAACGTTCGACGACCTCCCGCATTTTGAGTTAGTCTAGTAGGCGGTCGTGGGCTTCCAAAGCCGCGGCTACCCCCGTTTTAAACGCCTCTAGCCCCGCTACCTCTCTCCTCAACTCGTTATGGATTTCGACTAGCTCCAACACGGAGTAGACACCTACTTCCGACTCTACTGTAGTTAGGGCTTCTTTATACTCGATTAGTTCCTCTACTACCTCTGCAAATGCCACAGTAAGGTCACTGTGAAAATAACCCATATTACCCGTATCAATAGCAAGCTTTAATCTTTGTAAATCTTCTAATTTCATAACCTATCTCCTATTTATGTTTTCCCAAAAGGTCTTAGCCTTTAGGATTGCGTTTACCCTCATTTCGTCCCGATTAAGGAAGTCTACTTTAAGCAACTTAGTTAAATTCAGGTCGAGTTTGTGTATTCTGTCCTGGATAACCTCTTGCGGGATACCCTGCGGTACCTCCTCCCCGTATAAGTAATCTGTGGATTTCAATCTTTACCCCCTATTGTCTTTTTTAAATAGAGAGGGTTAATATTGTGGTTTTTACATAATGTAAGTATTTCCTCAGCGTTAGCCTCCCCATGTTCCTTAATTATAAACTCTATTTGTTCCTTTGTAAAGTCGAACGTATAACGCGGCTTTATGAGCCTTAAGCATTCATTCCTCATTTTTTTTAATCCTTTCGGTATCGTTTACCGCGCCAGCCGCCTGCCGCGCGTATAGGCCAACCTTTAGCCCACTCCGGTAAGTCCATCATTATAGCCTCGAAATCTTCAATATTCCCGAAGTTTTCAGGCACCTCACACACTATTTCGTCATGTACCCGTAAAACCACGGGGTAGCCCTTATCTTCGAGCCTATTATTAGCGTACGCCATAATGTCACGGGCTACCGCCTGGACTACGTTTTCCATTAACCGACCGCCGTATGTTTCTATACGCTGCCAACCTAATGACCCCATTTTAGGGTTAGAGTTCCAGCCCTCGTATGAGAGTTGTAGCTGCTTGTGTTCCCACTTGATAACTGTAGCTAATCGTGGCTTATGGTACGTTAAAAAACGCCCAGACGGGAGGCGGCAGTACAGTACGTCGTCTTTAACCCCGAAGCTAATGTACCTGTGCGTATACATTACGCCTGGGTTTTGTACTGCCTGGATAGCCGTCCCCTCTAGACCAAATAACTCGAAGCTATCAGGCGCCCACGGTTTACCTCGCATTTGACCGCCCCACATTTCCACGATTGCGGGGGAAGCGTCACGCCACGCTTTTATATTATCTTTAACCTCGTTGTCGCTAAAGTTATCCGACTTATCGAACTGCCTCCAGGCGGTAAGCCACCCCCCAAACCCTAGCCCTAGCTCTGCCGGTTTTCCTATCTTTTGGCGGTCAGGGTGCTTATCCCCTGTCTCTTCGTGGTGAGCCAAATATTCGTCCATCGTTCGGCCGGTAATACGCCCCGCGGATACTAGGTAAATATCTTCTTTACGGTTAAACGCTTCTATGCGCCACTGCTCCCCTGATAATACCGCAGTAACCACAGCTTCAATACTCGAATAGTCCGAGCATATTAAATCTTTACCTGGGGCGGCTACAAACAGCCCGCGGATACAGCCCGAAAGGGTAAGTATGGCGTTACCGAAAATACGCTCCACCTCGTCAAGGCTCCCGCGCTGCATAACTCCAAGGGCGGTGTCTACTGCTTCCCAGCTCCAGCCTTTAGTAGGCTCCCCTACCAAACAGCCGCCGCAATGGGGGCACCAATCATTATTAGCACCTGAGGGCCGCTTACACCCCTCTGAGCACCATTTAATCTTAGGCCCCGCCTTAACTAAATTCTGTGGCTGTACGTCTGCCCCGGTATCCCTACCCGTTCTAGCGCCGTGATAGATAAACAGATTGCACAGCCTATTCTCGCGTGTAGCCTGGCGTTGCATAGCATAGACTTTTTTAACGCCCGCCGACCCAATGAGCTGGCGTATCTCTAGGGCACGCCTAACGTCTGAGGGTATGTCCATATCCAGGGTGTTGGTTACGGCTTCATCGTCAAGGGAGGGCATTCGTACACCCCTAGAGGCGCACCACTGCATAAGTTGGTCTACTTTAGTAGCTTCGGCCACCTTTGTCCCGGTTAGTGCGTAAAGCTCTGCATTATACCGGGAGTAAGCCTGCTCTAAGATTTTGATACCCGCTTCTACTTCGGCGGGGTTAATTCCTACACCTCTAAAGTTACACGCTTGCGAGTTAACCCAAAATTCCAACTCCTCTGGTGGCAAGTCGGGGATACTCTCTGAGAGTGCCGATTCTGCCACTATATCTTGTAAGTTATACGCATATAGTTTCATAGCGTCTAGTATGTCGTCCTCCGGTTTAATTCGTAACCGGCGGTCTTTACCTGTGGGCTGCCGAGGTACGGAAAACTTTTTAAGTAATCGCGTACCCTCTTTATCTTTTGTTTGTGTGAGTTTTAATACCGCCCCCGCTTTATCTAAGGCCCCTGGGAGAGTAAACGCCCTACACTTAGCCATAGAGTCCCTCATGTTCCTGTAGTCAATCATAGGCCACCCCATGCGCTCTGTGCAAACATATTTCCATATAAGGAACTCGAAGCTACAGTTATGGGCCTCGATTAGACCCCCTGCGTTAAGATGGTTAAAAAGCTCTTGCGGTGGGGGCATTCCTGGAATCCACAGTCTACAACCTCGTCCATCTTTAAGGTCGTAGGCTAAAGATAGAATTTCTGTACTAGGGTGTTGTGCGTATACCGCCGACCCTACCGCCGGGAGACCGCCTTTTTTGCCAGACCCCATAACAGACACCCATTTGCCGGTAACTTCGTTATACTCAAAACCCGCCTCGCTGTATGTCTCAAAATCCATATCCGGGAGGACTGTAGTATACCCCACGCCTACGGGTATTTTGGAGTAGGCCAACTTATCCATGATTATACCTCCATTTAATTTAGGGCTTAACGCCACACCAAGGGCCGCCGTCGCTGCCCTCAGTCTATCGTCCGGCTTCATCGAGGGTGCGGTATTTTAACCCCGCGTAGAGTAATTAACCTAACGTCGCTATTTGAGCGTCCGTCCAGCCGCCTGATTTAAGTTGCTCCGCTGTGTACATGGCGCCACCCACATTATATGTCTTAGGGGCTGCCGGCGGGTTCAAAAAGTCCGGCGCGGGTATTACCGCCGTCGGTGCCATAGGTGTAGCCATAGGTGTAGCCATAGGTGTAGCCATAGGTGTAGCCATAGGTGTAGCCGTCGGGGTGGCGGCGGGCATATTACTAGGCATAGCCATCGGTGTACCCGCTAATGGCGTGACACTTGCGCCGGCCGGTAAGTTAGCTACCGGAACGCTACCAAATACCGCTGCACCGTCCGGGCCGTTGTTAATCTCGTCGCCATAGCCCACGAACTCAACCATAGACGGGTTAAGGTAAACGCCTGGCTTCTGCATATCCCCGTTAGCTGCTACGGAGCCGTATACTCTTATGTAGTACCCGCGCTTAACTTGCTCAGGGTCGGTAATAACCGCGTCCCCACCTTTAGTATATACTTTAGGGGCAAAACCACCTTTAAAAGATAAAACCCAGTGCCCTGGGTAACCCTCTTTAGTTGAGGGGATAGTATTATTTTGGTTAGGGGTATTACTATCCCCGTCTACTAGCTTCCAAGCGAAATCGGGGCGAATACAGTTACCGCTCGCGTCGAATAGGGTCGGGAAACCTGCTTTAGCAGCCGCCTGTAATTTAGATATAACCTCTGCGTTAAATGTAGGGTCTGTTTTAGGGATAGCCACGGCGAAGTAATACTCTATTCTAGGCTGCCCTGCGTTCGGCCCACTCTTAATTGTTAAAGGTCTGCCCTGGGGGTCTGTTGTGTTAACTTTGAAAATGTCTCCGGCTACTAATCTGCCGACCGGTGTTAATATATCAATTTTTTGTGTATTTGAGCTCATTTTGTAAAAACCTCTCTTGCTTTGTTATTGTTATCCGGGACTATTTTAACGCCCGTTTTTTCTCTCTTAACGTATGCGGAAACTACCGCTGCGTCAATACCTTTTTTCTCTGCCTGTGCCGGTGAAATAGGTTTTACAGGTTCTCGTAAGTCCACACCCAGTAAGTCGCCTAGCGTAAGTATCTCTTCTGTAGGTTTCGACCATTGTCTTTTACCCACCCCTTGCTCTACTGTCCACCCCGGAACACTACTACCCGAACGTATAAGGCTCTTAAGTTGTTCCTCATATCCCGACTCTAGGTATTCAAGTTGCTTGCGCGCGCGTTTAACTATAGATAACTGCGTCCCTAACTGTGAGGGGGATAACTCAGCCGGTATCGGTTTGTTAACCGCCTCAAACATTCCTAGGCCTGCGTCTTGTGCGGCCTGGCAAGCATGGCGCGCGCTGCAGTAAATACAATGCTCTCCGCTACGGGTTTTAGCCCCCGAGCTTAGTGCTTCGTGTGCGGCGTTAGATAACTGAGTGATGTACCCCCGTAAATCAGAGCCTAACATTTTCCAGGAGCGAATACCCCCGTCCCTATGGAACGCTCTGGGCTGTACAATACGAATATCTACTTTTAGAGTTTGGTCGGATAGACCGTCAATCCCTAGGACCTCAATAAGCCCCGCTATATAGTTAATTGCCTGCCAATTCTCGAACGCTTCTACAACTTTATACCCATATTTATAATCCCACACGATTAAGCGGTGGGACTCAGAGTCATATAGGTACGCGTCAGTAGTACCGAAGCTCTCCGCGTGGATACTAGGCGCTTTAATGTGGTATTCGACCGCCCACATTGCCCCTGGGTATTGCTTAATCTCTCTCACTACATCGTTAGCATACTCCCACGCGGCTTCAAACATTTCATCGGAGACGATTGCCCCGTTTTGGGCTACCTCTCCCACAATATCCTCACGGATACTAGGGGTTATGTGCATAACCGCCCCCATCTGTATTAGGGTCTCCCCTACCCAGTGAGAGGCCTCCCCAAATAAAGCCGCCTCGGACTCTTCCTCTGGGTAACGCGCAGCCATAGACGGCCAACCGGTACACCCATTAGGTGCCCCCCATATACTAGCCGAAGACGGCGGTATTATTGAGTGGCTCATAACCCTAACTGTCTCGCTACCTCAGGAATGAGGTCAGGTCTAGCCCCTAATAGGGCTAAATTACGTACCCCTACATTTGCTAAAACAGCGTTGACTCTTATTTCGTCCACACTTTTAGAAGTAAGGCCAGTAATCAACTGTGCAAACGTCGTTACGTTTGAAGCCGCAGCCGGTGGGGGTGGAGGTGTGGCTAGTACGGGAGTAGTCTCAGGTACATCGTCTAGGGGTTCCCCGTATGTTGCCATAAGTTCGGCTTCTACTGCAGGAACTAAACGGTCTCTATCTACCCCCCTTAAATACTTCCAAAAACCCTTAACGTCTTTGGTCTTACTCCCGGAGTGTATGCGTTCGTCCCATGGAAAACCGTTAGCGTCTAACTCCCCGGTAGGCTCCGCAGCGTCTAACTCCTCCGGTTCTG